CGTTGCTGATAAATACGAACTTGCGTTGTCTGGCGTCCATGTCAAGGATGCACTAGGAATTCCGTTGATGAATCTAGTAATTGGTCCTGCAGATGTTCCTAAGTAATTGGTGGGTCCTGCTGAAAATATGGGTGGCACATTTTTCATTACAGCAGTGCATGATCCGGTGTGTGTTGTTCCCACTACAGATAATATATGTGATATTGGTGTATTAATCCAATAAAAATCAAACATCGGGTTGAGTCCATCTCTAGTAATATCAAAACGCGTAGGTGTTAATTCGTTTATAAGATATGGAACAGCAGCAATCACCTTTGAATTTGCATAACCGGGGGTCCATTCCATATTTGTTACTGCATCTTTTTGTGTGGGATATTGTGCGAAATCCGCAACCGCCCATATCAATAGAGTGCCACATGGAAATTGTGATGGCATATCGTCAATATAATAAAATTCAGCAGATGACTTATATCCCACAGTTCCATTAAATTCCGCCGTCGACGGATTTGATAAAGTTATCTCTTTAATGACATTGCCACTTAAATCCGTAAATCTCCATTGTGGGTTTAAATGTGACCATTTATTTTGAGGGTTCTGCCATGGCATTGAATTTGATCCCTGTGCATACAAATCAACCCTATGTGATGTGTTGTCCTCTGAGAACATATATAACTTAAAAGTACCATCCACACACCCCTGATATGCAAAATGTGCCGGTGCGTCCATCCACAATGCTACTGGAAAATTAACTGCGCTTTGTAATGCAAATTGAGTATTCATATTAGTATTCAATGGTTTCGTAGATCTTGGTAAGTGTTGTTACTGTAATTTTGTCTTTGAAATGTTCTTTATTGTTCAAAAATAGATATTTGAAATACGCCAATGTCGTATTCTTTGTTGCTAATTGGCTATCTGTGGGATATACAGGATTCCATGTTATCATCGACAACCCTGCATATTGAACCGTGGTATCATCTTTTCTTCTTGTGTAAAAATTCTTAACACCAGCAATAGATAATATACTTGTTGTCAATGTACTGATGTCTAATGTCTGTCCAAGATTCATATTGTTTCTATCGAAATAATTAGAGAATACTGAAGCCACATCTAAAATCAAAGAACTACTATCTCTACGGGAATTTGGATCTTTAACTATCAATAATTCAGTATTATCAACATCATCTTGAGTTACATTAGTAGATCCATCTGCAGATATACATAAATCAGTTGCTATGTAAACAGGATCAATTATGATCACTTCTGATGTCATTGTCTTGACGCTTTGTAATGAAGTGGTTATTAATTCTTTTTGCGCAGGACTAAGTGTAGAAGTTGGATTCTTTGTATTTGGAACCGTCTTGGGTACTGCTGTTATATAAATGTTATTGAAGTTACACGCATCCGCAAAATTCAATTGATTATATAGTATATTTGAAACATTATTAGGATTCTTCAATCCAATATCATCGTAATAATATTTCATCTGTTCGGATAAATACGTCCAATTATTGACCGCCTTAATATCATGTATAATGTTTGCGAAATTGGTCTTAATGTAATTTTCATAATCAGTTTCAGTTACTACTCTATATTGTGAACGAAATGCTCCGGGTGCATTCTTTCTAATAGAATCTGTATCTTCCTCAACTTGATAATATGTCGAATTATTGGTATTTGTTAATGAAAGATTGTTAGCGACATCTGCTGTGATATAGGTGTATCTGTTGCCTTCTTTTGCATTTAAATCTGTTAAAATTGAATTGAATGTATTGCTCGAAAACACTTTCAGTGCTTCATTCGATAGGCTTCCTGCGCCAATCTCACCGGGACTACCTAATGTTTGTAGATAATATATAGATACTTTGTCATTGGTTTTTAATTGCTTGCCGTTAATATCATTACCGAATTTGATTTCATAGCGTTTATCTTCATTAAGTCTGATTTCATACGTTCTACTGAAACCATTTTCCAAATATAATGTAGGAACTCTTTCCCACTTATACCACGTACTATCTGTGGTTTCATATACATATATATCGATATTGAAATGATCCACTAATACAGCATCACCAGGCGCAAAGAATATAACCTCATTGGTATTTCCGGCTGCTTGGTAAATAGGATATTCATTGAAGATTCCTTGATATAATAATTTTTGTGATACTATTGAATCGAAAGATTCTGCTCCACTACCTAGCTTAGATAATACTATGTCTTCATTAATAGAATAGCCGATGTTACCGTTGGTTACATAAGAGTATCGCGGTATGGTATACAATCCAGCATCTATAAATTCAGAACCAGACAAACCGAATGTTGTTGTGGGCGACTGTTTACCTATCGGATTATAATCTAACAACTTAACAATACGATTCATGTTCTCATAAATTTGAGATTCTTTGAACATACCTTCTGTTGATGTGCGATTCAAATAATACATCAAAGCATGAAATGTATACGCTATAATCTCGTTTATTGTGGATATATAACTTCCAGAATAATTCTGGTCGGTGAAAACTTTATTATCATTGAGACGATCTTTAATAAATTGTACGAGGGTGAGACCATCAAAGCAGAGGTATCCGTCTTTTGGTATGTTAAAATTTGTTGTATTATTTGCCATAAATCTCCTTGATGTTTTTTAAATTGTCAAAATTATTATTAATGATTAATAGATAATTATACCCCATTTCTTTACATGCAATTTCTTTTGCGTTTTGTTTTTCAATGCACTGTATTTTTTGTACGCGATTTAATGCCATAATTATATCCTAAATCCTTGACGATTTAATATCCCTGCTACGTTAAGTTTTTCGTTGCGTTGAAGGAACGGTACTTCTAATACTAAAGTGACCTCATATTCTGCTCTACTTATATAAGCATCGACATTGATATTTACCAGGACCACTCTAGGTTCCCACTGTTCTATTGAAGTTTTAATAGTTCGTCCTATCAATCGCGACGTCGAATCGGTTATAGGTTCAAATATGAATCTTCTCAAATCACAACCATAATCAGGCAAAAGAATACGTTCTCCTGGCAATGTATTGAATAAATTGATAATAGAATTCCGTATAGCATTAAGATCGTACGCAACCTTCATATCGCGTCCGTTGCCATTAATTGTTCGATCTCCCATGAGAATTTCGAAGGGTTCTTGGGCCATGTCTAGAAATATGTCAGTATATGTATAGTTTTTTTGACTATAATTGACATTCTTGAAACTATTAAAGTTGATAGATCCCATTTTTTACAACGCTCCTGCCATAAATATTTATACGAATATTGTATTTTATAAGGAGCAACGCATGAACAAATTTACTGGTAAGTTCGAAAAGCTACATGAGGAAACCCTATACCGCTATCAACAGGGTGGATTTTTAAGAGGCGACTACGTCAAGATCAAAAAAGACGCACTCAAAAATGAGAGCATCGGACAATTCTCCGATCAAATGAAAAGCATCATCCAAGATGCTATTAAAAACGAAACAACATTACGTGTTAGCTATATCAAGTCAGGAAGAACCGAATCATATAGCGGACCTGTTGATGCTGCTAATATTCCATCATGTACATTGTGGGCCGACTGTTATGTTGAGCATGCGCCCGGTATGTGGCATAATGTAATGACGATTCCTTTATCGATTCTCGAGAAAATCGAAGTCGAAGGTGCTAATGGTTTCGCTCCATATGATAAGAATCTAGTTCGTCCAAATACAGATGAACCCGATAGAATGGACAAAGAACTTAAATCACAAACATTGGGTGATGATGAGAATCGTAAAAACGCCAAGAAGAATACAAAATTAGCCAATACAAAGGAACCTAAAGACGGTCGCAAACAAACACCGTTTAAAGAAGGTGTTGAGTTGGGTAAAGAGAATGGCTTTATGTTTGAATCATATCTAAATAGTCTTTTAGATGAAAGCACAGACATTGATGCGATGAAAAAATTTTTTGATATGATAGGAGTGGATGTAGTCCAGGCGACCCCACCATCTAGTGATTCTAAATTTAGTCGTTTATTCGCAAATCCAAACGCAACATGGGATGATCTGTTTAATATGATAAAGGGTATATTGGGTGATAATATTTATAATTGGACCAAAAGTGATATATATGGAATGCTAACAAAGGCCGGCGTATCTCCCAATGATATCAATTATGTTATGGATATGGATCCCGTTAAAAGAATGGAGAGGGGATGAAAGACAACGAAAATCAAACCATATTTGAATCATAGTGGTATGATGAGATGATGTCTTCGCCAGGATCTGAAAAACTATCAGGCTATGAACAAGCCGCCCGCGCCTGGCACGAGGCCGTTAAGCGTATGAAATCAGCCTAACGTCTTCTTTAACTGAAGAATGCAACAATACGCATTGATCTCAAAGTCCATTACAAACTGATGTTTATACATTGCTTCACCCAATAATACTAGCGCTTGTGCTTTCTTATCTTCAGCAACATCCGAAGTATACATCTCTTCAAACAGACCCTTTAACAATGTTAAATAATCTGAATTGAAATCTATTTCGTTTTGAATTACAAACTCTCTAATCACAGACATATTCTTTTCAGCACGTATCTGCTTTAATACATCTCTAGCAAACAAACCCGTGTTAACTTCTTTTGTAATGGTCAATACACCGTCTTTATTATACTTCTGAACGAGGCCGATGATTTTACGAACATCTGGATAATTTGATGTGATTAAACTCATCAATTCGGGCTTCTGTTCTTCACTAACCGTTACATTTTCAGCTACCAGAACTTCTATTACTCTCCGAGCAACTTCCTTTAAAGGCGGCATCAATTCAAATGCAATTGTGCGTGACTTGAGAGGAATAGATATACGGTTCTTATAATTAGCGGTTAAGATGAAGCGAAGATTATCACTATACTCTTCGATGATATTGCGCAATGCTCTCTGTGCATCGCTCGTGAAACCATCAATCTCATCTAAAATGATAATCTTCAACTTCCCATCGATAGACTTAGTCTGCGCAAAGGGTACAACCTTTTCACGGACACTGTCAATACCGCGCTCATCACTAGCGTTGATATATCGATATACTGCGTCTAGTTCTTTAACTAATATCTTAGCCAGGGTTGTTTTACCCGTGCCAGCAGGACCACAAAACAAAAGATGTGCTATCTCTTTCTGACTGATAGCATTAACAAAGTACTCCCTCACTTGTGGATCAAGCACAAGGTCTTTCAAATTTTTAGGTCTATATCGCTCTACCCACAATGCATTAAATAAGTCTGGCTTGTTCAAGATTCATCTCCTTTTTGTTCATTACAATGATAACATTATACCCCAAATCTATACACCTTTCAAGAAACCTATTTTTCTACACATAAACTATCAAAAATTATTTACCGGAACTACCCAAACCATTAGCGCCTCTCACAGACGCATACTCATCATCAGACCAACTTATTAGAGGTTCGACAATAGGATAAAATACAATTTGTGCAATTTTATCACCTTTTGCGATTGTGTAATCTATATTTGAAAAATTATATAATTTGATTGCCAAATTACCTTTATACCCATTATCAATAACGCCAAGATGTGGTTGCATGCCACCCTTGAATCCCATACCACTACGGGGCTCAACACGGAACCAATAACCAGGTACGATATATGCAAGTTCAACTCCAATGTCAACAATCTCTGAACCGTGCGCAGGAATTACCGTATTCACAACAGAGAACACATCATAACCAGTATCACCAGTACCCTGAATCAAATTAGTAGGCATGCCATCATCACCCATCTCAAATGGGAACCCAATGCGATATCCTGCGGCAAATTGCTCTGGACGATCATGTTCAAATCGTTCATTCTCATCTGCGAGCCACTTGGCTTCATATTCATTCATCTCTCGATTGCCATGATTGCGCTTAGGCAATATCGCATCTGCGTGTACCTTCTTAAACTTTACTTCTACCTGCATAATTACTCCATTATTAGTTGTCTTGGGTCTTGTTGTCCGTTACCGCGTATCTCGCGAATTTCTTGGCGTTGCATACTCGCGTCTACTGCATTAGCATTTAACCATCCTGCTAATGATTGTACTGCATTAGATGGTACAATCCATGTTTTATTGCCTATCGTTATTCGTACTTCCATTTTCGTTCTCCTTGATTGATTGATCGTCTTCTGTTAATTCATTTGGTGTTAATGCGTATACTGCTTCACTAATAATCGATAATAGCGCATATTCCAATTGTGCGTGCTCATCATTTGCAAATCTTTCCATTGCTAATTTTTTGAGTGCGACTTTCTCTGCATCTGTATAATCGGCATAATATTTCCATACGTATGCCTTTTCTCCTTCTCGAAGTTCCATATGTACCTCCTTTATAAGAGAATACTATAGAATACGCATTTTTCAATAGGGACTTTGAATAACAAAAGATAATTATTTATATGCAAGAACAATTAGACGATTTGAATGATTTAGTATCAGAGTTAAAGAATAGCAAATCCCTTACAGGATTAATGGTGCCGCCCACGCCAGAAAATATTAAGACCGTTCCAGAAAATATCAACGAAAATAATGTGGATGATTTTATATTTCGCAAGTCGTCTATTCTGATTCAACAGGGCGTTGATACTATAGAGGCAATTAAAGGAACCGTTTTAAGTGGTGCAGATGCAGAAACTATTGAAGCATATTCAAAATTAATGTCGTCTGTGACCGGTTCTATTGAAATATTGAATAAGATCAATATTCAAAAGCGTAAAGAGGTTGCTGCAAAGGCACTCAAGCAAATGGATATGGATGCATCGTCCAAACTATTAGATAAATATGATGGTGGCGTCAATATCAAAAACCAAACTAATAACATCATAGTCGCATCTCGTGATGAGATAATAAAGGCGATGTTAACCAAAGCAGACAGCATTGCAACGCATGTCCCCGAAGTCATCGATGTGGTGGCTAAATAAATTCACTAATAAGCACATTGGAAGCGCGTATAGCGTGCGAACTTATTATAGTTAACCAGCAAGGCATTCTAAAGGTAATACAGTTTCCAAATCATCGTCCATAATGAATGGGTATTGATCAACCTTTAATGTTAGTATCTTGTTTTTGAGCGCAGTGATATCGGGTGAAGTCTTCTTCAAATTCCATTTATATGGAAACCATTTATTACACCATTGTTGGCGTATTCTACATGCCGCGCATGGGTGGATACCAAAGAAACAAGTTATCTCGCAAATAGTATCACCCAATCCCATATGCATATCGGGTATTTCAATGTATTTGACGAAAGGAAAAGATGCCCTTAATGTCTTGCATTGAGGGCATCCTTGTTTTCCAATTATGATCATTGTCTTAGATGTAACCTAAGTTACGCATGCGCATATGTTCTGCATGCGATGCCCAAGCTCTTTCGCCGGGTTGCCACAATGGATATGCGCTTGCCTTTGCAGACACTGTAGATGCTTGATAATCATTATCAATAGTATATGCGGCGAAGCCATAATATTCACCACTATCAGATGTAAGATCGCTTATGGTCTTTGTTGTTCCTGGGCTTAATACAGTCACAACGGTACCATCAGATACTGTTGTAGGAATTCCGTTCATCTTATATACTATCTTCGCCGCAGACACACCAGCGCCTGTGGGATTGACCCATGCCAACACAACTGTGCGATCACCCTGTGCTGTTGCGGTAAACCCTGTTATGGAACTTGGTGTCACGTTAAGTGTAGAGAAATATATGTTAAGAGAACATACTGCAGGAATAAGAGAGAAATCTATAAGTTCAGAAGCATCTGAAGTACCATTAATGCTATTACCAGAGACCCAGGGGCTCATGGCAGATAATGTAAATGTTCCGACATGCTCTGTGGTGACATATGTATTCGCACCTGTTGCAGTCATATTAAATGTCACACCGTTTGCGGTTGCAAGTGAATATAATTCAACAGGATATGCACCTGCATATGTACCATTCATTTGACTGCCACTAAAATTTACTGCTGAAATCATTACACCGGATGCATCTGGTGTGAATAGATCATAATTAATTTTAATCGCCGCGTCGAATGCGGTAACTTGGCCTGGTGCTAATGTGAGCACCAATGCGGCGTTGGTTGCGTTGTTATCTACTCTGAAAGGTAAGTTATATACTGGATTTGCCATGATTTTTTTCTCCTTAGATATTTAATATCTTTTAAATATTTATGAATACCGACAAAAAAAAATCCGCATATCTTTCGATACACGGATTTTAATTTAATGAGTGTTAACTATCACTCAGGGGTCGTAACTGCGGTCAACGGCGAAAATACCGAACCAGCCGAAAGATTGGTCAATATTGTCGTATCTGCGATTACAGCCGAATAAGGCACCTGTGCCGCGGTGATACCACGAGCAAGGTCCGTACGATAGCCAGTCACCGCGGACACCGAAGTGGACCACGTAACTGCACCATCACCTAACGAATTAATAATTGTTGTCATATTAAATTTTCCTCAAAAGTTGTTATAAGAGGGACGGACCACTTTGATCCGTCCCGTCTTCTTATTGATTACAGATACACTACGCTGTCGCCAGGGGTGAAGCGCTCTCCAAGACCCTTAACGATGATCACGTGGTAATAAAGATCCGCACCGAACAGATGGTCAACAACACCATAACGTGTCATCAAACCTACGCGAGGCGTGAAATCATTAGGACCGATTGTACGCTGCACCATCACAGGGATGTAAGGGCAGTACACAATACCAGTATCATAGTACTCCGAACCCTTATAACCTAAAAGGGCGTACTCTAAACGAGTGGAACGAGCACCAGGGCGAACCCAAGGTTGCTGACTCTCAGTACGTGTATCACGGTAAACCGTAAAGCGTCCTGCAAGCGTACCAACTTTTGCCACACCGACCTGCTGGGTCGAAACTGTGCTGTTCACGGGCATGAACTTAAACTCAGGCATCACTTCAAGGATCGAACACACTGTTGGTGTGGCGATAAGGAAGTTAGCGGAACCACGACGGTTACGAACGGCAATACGATTTGCCTCGACCAATACCTTCTGGTAGAAGTCACGATTTCTCTCACCCATCCAACGACCGTCTGCGGATGCAGGACTCCATGTGGACCAACCACGACCACGACCGGCGTTCAACGCGATCTGAATCATTCTCATGACCATTTCACGATCGATTTCGGCCTGGACTTCATATGACATCGCGTTTGTTAACTCGTTGTCAATGTCGATACCATTCATGTTCTTCAAGTCTTGCTCAAGCTCAACCGACCACTTAGCTGCCAAACGACGAGTACCAGCTTCAACGGCTGTCTTCTCGAATTCGATTGTCATCTGAGGGATCTGACCTGTCATTTCGTAGTTAGCCAACCATTCAGCAACACCACGGTCTTCATCAAGGAACTCAAAGTCAGCACTACCCGAAAGCTTAGCGGACGATGTACCTGTGTAACCAGTGTTAAGATAGTTGTAACCAACTTCCTGACCGTCTGCGCCCTGTTGTAAAGGACCACGGTAACGAGGAGAGGTAGCTGCCGCATCGTACGTACGACGGGAAGGATCCTGCCAGTCCAGATTCTCACCTTCGTAGCGATAACGAAGAGCAAATGCTAAACCAACTGGGCCGCTCATAGGCTGCACACCAACGATTTCATTCGTGATAAGTTCAGGGAACGTACGACGAATCATAGGGATAAGAACCTTAGGCAAACGAGCGTCACCCGTTGCATAAAAATCCTGATTACCAACGCTACCACCATTGGTACCGAAGTTACCACCAGCGCCACCGTAACCAAACATATTTCCACCACCACCGGCGACATTAGCTTCACGCAAACACCACTTCTCTTGGTTTTCCAAAAGGATCGCGGTATTTAAACGGGTGTGTTCATCTTCAATCGGAGCTACCGTCTTAGAGGTGTACTCTAACACTGGAAGCCATTTCTTAATATAGGTATCTGCCTTGCTTGCATCAATATAGGCTGTACCTGAGGGAATTGCATTACTTCTCATATCTATCTATTCTCCTAAATCTTCAAAAAGAGTTATTCACTCTTAAAATCAAACCATTACTTCTTGACAATGAAACGATCCTGTCGTTCCATCGCACTCAGATATCCGCCAACGCCCTCGCCTTCGGGGGCCGATGTGCTTTCGTTTACTTGGGTAGTCGAACGAGCTGGTGTATCCACCTTCGCTGTCATAACCTTTGACGTCTTGGTTGCTTGTTCTGTCACAAGCTCCTTTTGCTCATCGTCTTGTTTGTCGAACATCTTAACTACATAGTCAAAATTTTCTGTTATATATTCAGGAGCTTTGTCTTTCAGCATCCTCATTACGTATTGTTTCTTTTCTTTCGCCAAACTTGCTGTGTTCTTTTCCAACATCAGTTCGGTCGACTTAGACTTTAACGTTTGTGCGATCTGAATGTTCTGCTTGACAGACTCATTCAATTCTTGACGAAGGGTATCAATAGTCTTGCGACCATCAGCAACCGCTTCTTTAATAGTGTTGTTTATGAAACTGTCGTCCAGCGCCATGATTTGTTTCATTTGATCTAACATCTTTTGGGCGCGTTTGTTTTCAACAGCTTCTCTAAGTTCTTCTTTTGGAATGGTCTTCTCAACATACAATTCAATGTAGTTGGAAAGTTGGGTTATAAGGCTTTCTTTGAACATCTTTGCATCTTCGTTCAATGCAGCATCATGTTTCTTAACTAAGAATTGGAGCTTCTCTGTGTGATCGGTGTCCAATTTCTCTAACACGGCAACAAGCTTTTCACTATGATCTGCATCGATAGCACCAAGCAATTGTTCCAATTTAACTGAATGTTCTTCATCCAATTTCTGTAAGGCATCTGTCACTTCAAGATCTAATCGTTCGGTCACCGCTGTTTCAACAGCTGCTTCAAAAGCCTCGGCAAGCAATTTCTTAGAATCTTCCGTTAAGATATCCTCGCTTATTTGACTAAGCACATCTTCTATTTTGTTCTTCATTTATGGATTCTCCTGTAAAATGTCTGATACCTTAGCTTTGATTTCTTCTTTCACTGCTGCGGTGAGATTAGCATTAGCCACTGCGTAATCTTTATTGATAATACTATTAACAAATTCGCGCAAATATTTGCGCATTTCTGGTTTGTTGTTATTTGCCTGTTTGGACATAATGCTCCTAGTTTTAAATATTTATATATTTACTGTTACTTTTTTGTTGGATTTTTAAGAACATTGATAAACTTAAATATTTGTTCCTTCAACAATGCTTCTCTAAGATCAGACTTCTTTGGCATTGTTCTTAAATTGTTTTCCAGAATATCATATGCTTCCGCAATGGTACCATCTGTATTAAGAATCCAATTCTTCGCTTCCATAATACCGTTAACAAAAGCGGTAGAGACGGAAGGATCATGTACTATATCACAACAAATTAAATGGAATCCTTGAACGGAGTGTGAGTCGCCTTGTGGCATTAATTTACCAAGAGCGCGTGAAGATATACCCAATTTAACATTATCCATTATCAATGCGCGCACCAACGAACCCATGGGTGTTGAAAGAATTTTAGACTTACCATAAAACATATTACCTTCTTGACGAAGTTCAGTTACAAGATGGCATGCTCTTTCTGGGTTAACTTCAACAGAAGCAGGATGATTCAATTCTCCAAGAGCGCGCTTTTCTTTGATCATCTCGGTTGTATAACGACCAACCTCTTGAACCATTTCATTTAACGAATATATACGCCCGTTCTTGTTTTTCTGTTCACTCATTAAAAAAGGACCCTGAATGAAAAGAGTACTAGGCTCGTTTTTATTCTTCTCTTCAACAATATATTGAAGATCGAACACGGGTTCTTCTACTAGTAACTTGCTTGTGATAATATTAGACATAATGATTCCTCTATAGATATTTATTAAACCTTCTTTATTATTTTTACAAAATCAGTTCATTCTAACGCAAATGTTTTTCAGTCAATATTATAAATTCAAATCCATTCTTAACACACCAGCCTCTTGCGGCATCCCATTTGCTTGCATTGACTGCCCATGTTATCTGTTCATACAACATATTCTTTTTACTTTTACGAGAGCTTGATTCTGGTGGTCTTGTTTGTTTATCTGGTTTGATTTCAATAAGAAATTTCTTATTTGATCCATCATCGGTTCTCATAATTAGAACACTATCAACAAAATACCGATGAGTGCGTCCGTCTTTGGGACTTTGGTATGGTATCACCACAGATTCACTACCCCATTGCAATACTCGAGAATTGCGATCGCACCAACGAAAGAAATTTAATTCAAGTCCTGAGCGGTACACAATGGGTCTAGATCCTCTATACTTTTGATCGTTTTGAGGACTAAATAGACCCTTGTGACTTTGTGCATATCCGCTCACAACATTACTTCTTTACTGGATACATAGATGCATATGCTTCAGTCAAGCATACTTGATCACTCTTTCTGGACGAACTTAATATTTTGTCTTTCTTGACAGACTCTTCGACCTTTTCGTCTTCCTCATCCTCTTCGTCTTCGTGTTCTTCTTCTTCCTCTTCTGCGGTCTCACTGGCTTCATGTTCTTCGTGCTCTTCACTGGATTCATCGTCCGAGCCAGGCTCGCCCATGTCAATCTCAGGAAGTCCCATACCACCCACAGCGATACTAACTTCGCCGGAATCAAGCTTTACGCCCAATTCTTCCATTACCTTGCCCTTGAGACAATCCAATGCGCATTGAACTATACTTTGAATGTTTTCACCAAACGATCCCTCGTTTTGATCCAAAGCCTCTTCGATGCTCTCTGCAGCAAACTGATCAAATAAATCAACCAATATCTTGTTATACTGCTTTTGCAATTTCTTGACTTTGTTTGTTGTCGAACCCTTACTACCCTTCAATTCTTTTTCTTCTTTCATATTAAGTTGCTCCTAAGACTATTTATCAAATTATCCAATAAAGAAGCGAGGTGGTGCGGTTTCTCCCCATTCACCAGTTCTTAAACTTGCTTCTAATTCATCTTTCTCTTTCAATCCTTGTGACATTAAGTCATTGTAATTGATCGTACCACCACCGAACATCTGCATGCCTTGATACTTGCCTCTTACATTACCAACTGCACATTTTGTAAGCGCCAACGCATATTTTTGGACCCATTGTTCACTTATTAATTGAATTACAGGTTTCTCGAGCCACGCACCAACAACACCATAGAATGCACTATTGGTGTTGGGTGGTGGGATTAATCTCAATGTTTGGTTATATTGATCAAAATCGACATAGTATTTTTGTGCTAATACCTTTTCACGCAAGTCTAACCATTCCTTCAAACACTCCCAAGTCACAAGATCGAATCCGGCGTTACCTAACATATAACTAAAATATGTTTGCTGTGCCATAGATTGCTCTAATGTGAAGAGTGTATTGATACCAGTAGACTCACCAGGATCAAATGACAATAAACCAACTACTTTACGATATGCGCCCAGATCATAATCCCAGCTTGCTGACATACCATTGGTATAGGTTGCTCTCATACTAGGTGTAATGGAGAATAACTTGTCTATTCGTAATCCAGGTTCCTGATACATACTCGAACTAAAAATCAAAAACTCTTCTGTGAATCCTGCATACTTGGTATACCATTCCATTGCTATATCAATAAAACCGCATATCTGCGCATCATCACAAACTTCAATATTAACAAACGGATAACCTAACTGAGTCTTGATACGTTGTATCAACTGTGAATATGTTTTGATCTTGGAATTTAAATTGGTACTTGGAATCTTTTCTGTAACATCATTTAATCTACCATAACGAAGTAACGTGATGGGTAATGGCATTGCTGACATTGGCAATGATGTGCTAGTAAATGGATATACAGTATGATACTGATATAACGGAACACCATACATACTATTATTGACTTTAACAGCTATGAAGTTTCCTGTTGATTCCAATTCAGAAACTATTAACGGATTATCAAATATTATAGGATTCGGAACAGAAGGATCTTGTGAGATCTTATATAATGGCCACGCATAAGCTGAGTTGTTAATCATCATCGAAACACCAGCACCATATGATGTTGCTTCGCTAACCAATGAAACGTTCTCAACCACCATATCCGTCGACGGATTCGATAAATCAACAAAATCCAAATCAATAGGTTGGGTGCCCTGCCAGTCAAACGTAAATAAAGGAACTCCTATTTTACGTTTGTTTATCTCTGCGGACATCCATTGTCCGGTTGATGTGACACCGGTTACAATGGTGCTGTTATTAAAAATTACTGTTGATCCTGCCATATAAATCTCCTATTATGCCGAGGGTGCGGGTGCTGCTGGTGCTGCTCCGGCTGCTGGTGCAGCTCCTGCTGCTGGTGCAGCCCCTGCTTCAGGACCAGGGCCAAAGTCAGGAGGCATCTCGCCTCCTCCAGGTAACGCACTACCACCGCCAGCTCCAGGAGCAACTGCGCCAGGGGCGCCTCCCTGTCCAACAGCTTCAAGATCAGCCATTGCCGCCATTTGTTTTCTGAAATTAGGACCACTCGATACAATATTTTGTATCTCCCAAGACAACGCGGCATCTTTTCTCAACCATTCACGATTCTCTGCCATTTGATCCTCTGTCAATCCTAAATAGTATTTCTGCGCAAAGCTTTGAGATATCAACTCAGAACCGGTTAACTTTTGGAAGTTATTAGATTTCAAGTCAAAGATCTGTTGTTCTCTCATCGTTGCAAAATAAGATGGTGGATTGAAGTTAACATTAATATGATGTTCACGTAACTGAAACTTCTGCCACAAGCTCTTGCTTTCGGGATCGTTTTTATCCTTCTCTCTTAATTGCATATGGGTAATGAACGACTGCTTCAACCCCTGCGCAACTTGTCCCTGAATACGTATGATGAATCGTGCAAAGCGTAACTCTTCACGTGTAATTTCTGTTCCATCTTTAAATGGATCTGCGGGGTCTAAACGAGTAACTGGAACCTTTAATGACTTATAAAGCTTCTTAACAAAATACATTAAATCATCTAGTTGTCCTAAATTAGCACCACCAGCAAGCTGTTCGACCGTTGTGCCTTCAGATTGTCCTCTCTTGGTGAACCAATATGCATCTAACATAGATTGTGGGTCATATGTATTACCGACGCGTCCCTGTGAAGGATCGAAACTCTTGCGAGACCAATACTGTTGCATCAATTTCTTGATATACTCTTCGGCCTTAGGTACTGGCATGTTGCCCACATCTACCTTGAATACAAGACGTTCCGGCGCACGGACGAGACGATAAATAATAATGCTATCCTCTACCAAGGACAATTGCTTATACGCTCTTCTCGAGTTCTCAATATATGGCAAACGGATTGTTCTGTCTTCATTCCATAATCCCGAATGCATGTATGTAACTTGATTCTTATCAAGAATGATTAGCTCTTCTTGTGTCTGATTTGATATGGATCTTTTGGGATTTACGATTGGCTTGCGGAGCAAATAGCCCTGGATCATTTGGTTTTGAAGATTATCATATACTGTGTTTATTAATTCGGTGGGTATTCTCATTGCACCAACAATACCATAATCTGGACGATTTTCTGATATTACATTTTCAAAATACAGTTCACCCTCGATTAAGAATTGGCGCATCAATTCCCAACCCTTGTTCTCTAAATCGAAATTTTGAATATATTTATCCCATTCACCCTTAATAGCTTCTAATACTACCTTATCATGATCACCTTTGACGATAAGCTTTACAATTTCACCCTGTTCATCTTTAACTAACGCTTCATCGGCAATCTCTTCGATACAATCCGCCAATTCAGCATATCCAGCCATTTTACGATATTCCATGATACGACGAACCTTGTCAGTATCAACATCGGCATACATGATCTGATGATAACGCTTATCTATCATCATCATGCCAGCACCACCCTCATTTGATTGGAATATAGACTGCTGGTTAACTCTTTGGTCCTTTCTTGATGTCAGACCATTAAATAATTCGTATTTTGGATTGGCCTCGATGGCGTTTTGGAGAACTTTGTATGTGTATGGCATCCGGGCGATAAGTGTCGAAATAAAGGACTGTCCAGCTGAAGAAGTCCCTGCGTTGCCCATGCCCATTGCGTTTACTGTCATAAATTATATTCTCCTGTTAATATTTAATGAAATCATAAGTATTTATAACGGTAATCTTAATAGTTGTCTCTATTAAGAAGCAGTCGGAGTGATCTAACTGTTGTCCCGTTATCATTACTTATAAAGGAGTGCTTGAAATGAAAGATTTAAAATGCAGTATTTGTAATCAAATATTTACATCACAACGATGTTTCGGCAGTCATAATTGAATATTAGTGCCATTATATACTCCTTATATCTACACCACTAACACATGGGTATTGATACTCTACATAATTAACATACTCATAACTTCCCAGTTTAAAAGGATTTAGTGTTGGTCTGATGCAGTCTTGCGACAAAATGCCATATCCTGCCTGGTTTAACAGGATAATATCGTATGTTCCTGTTTGCTGTGGTGTAAATGTAAAACTCAAATGATTCTTGTCTATTGCTGTCCAATTCGACGATAGCAATTCGACTCCCATAAACGGAGGATAAGAAGCAGATGCTGCGAAACTACTCACAGAAAACACATCAACAACTACGGGTCCACCGGTCACAAAATCACCTGTTGTGGTGTAATTGAACATATTCCAATCATTAGAACTTAAATATACAGCATTGGTATAATCAAACATTTTGCCCATAATAGTGAACTCTTTATCAGGACGAATGGTCTCATTTCCAATATATGCATAGAACGGATCTATCGTCATACTTTGGGGCCTCGCGGATATTACAGCATAGTCAGTATTGTATATGCTTTCGAAGGTTTTCATCACACCATAAGATTCGACCGCACTAACAGATGAAAACGTATGATTTACAATGTAAATTGGTTTTCCATCTGGTGGTTGATTCTTGAACATCCAACTCTCAATAGTGAATGATGTGTCGGCGTTTGTCCAATATGGTGCCTCTTTGGCGATATCAATAGGATATTGAAAATTTACATTCTCACTCCATTTGACATGCGTTCGGATCTCAAAATCGGAAAAGGGGATAATATCAGGCCATCTCCAGCTAATCACAAAATATGGATCTGTGTAGGGTATAAAATTGGCCAGGATCTGATCTACATCAGTTTGATATCTTGATAATATTGATACATTGACTGTAATATCAATAGGGACGGGTTGTAATAAGTTGACCCAAGCTGCTGCGGATGGTGTCCGACTTAATGTATCTTTCCACCAAGATCCATCAATCTTATTGAAAACGCGATTGGGGGCACGTCTGATACTGCCCATTGAAATTGATATGCACGGCATTTTTGTATGCTGTGCTTTATTGACAATCTCATTTAATGTACGTGTTTTGGGAGCGTATATAAAATTGACATGTATTTGGTCTGCGGGTGAACGTTCATTGTTATATCTCTTAACGATGATATCATTCAATGCAGCAGCAAATTGTTGCAATATATCTTCTACTTCAAAATGGAATGTGTAATTTTTAATTTTGTACCTATCCTTGATAAATATTTATGCAAGGACGGGTACAAAGGTAACGCTTATTTCAATGAAGACGACGAACAAAGTATTTTGGAATCTTATTCATATTGCGTTTAATTAGATCTAAAGCAGTTGCATCCATAATAAAGGTATCTGAATGATCGTCTTTGTTGCGAGTTGTTCTACCGCACATTTGAACTAGATTCACCAAGGTTTTCATTTCATACCATTGTTGATTCTTTTCAGCAAGACGCTTAATACGTTCAGATCCTAAAGGTAGATATGGCGTCTTCATAATTATTGAAAATCGTCCAAAATCATCTTTAAGATCCGTACCATACCCTAAACTAGGACTAATCAACACAGTACCATCATCACGCATGTAATGTTCTGCCAATATGGCTTCATTGGTGACACCCGTCTCGCGAATTAAGAATCGTGATTGTCCCGCGACACGCCTAACCAAAGCATCTGTAATTTTGAATGTATGTGTGTGGATGATCCCCTTGCTCGTTTTAAAATGATCACATATTTTAATGGTCTTGGTAATCAAATCAGGAAGAAGCTTTTCCATATTCTTGTAATTCAATTTTGTTGTTGTATCACAATATATGG